CTTTAGGACTTTATCTTTTCTTCAAGTATAATAATTTCACTTATATATTAAATTATCTTTTTCTATCTCTATTGCCATCTTTCTGTTTTAATCGCAATATTCAAGCATCCATGGGGATTTTATATCCTCATCAACGGAATATTCCTTTTCACTAGGAGGTCTGTATACCATTTAATATATTTATTATTATATCTTCTTAGATACAGACTTAATGAATAATCACTTCCTTGATCTAGTAGGGAATCATAGTCATCATAATCATCTTGGAATGTGAGGATGAGTAAATCAATGTGACCTTGCCCATTTATGTAAATCAGGATATAATTCATTGATAAACTTTCTGAGTTTATCATCTTGTTAGAGGGATAGCCCTTACTTTATCGATTCATACGCAGGTCAAATTCAATACCACCATGGTACCTTAACTCCAAATGCTATATCAGGGTCCCTAACAAATTCTCATTTAGAGACCAATCATTTTAATGGAAATACATCCATCCTTTCACAATAAGTAACCGTGGTGTTATTCCCGTCATATTGAAGATTAACCCGAACTGCAATTTCAGTAAATAGACCAAAATGATCAGAAATGAAGTGTTTTCATTTTGAGAATTGACCATTACACTCTTAGACAATTCGGGTATATATATCAATTTATTTATCAGTAAAGAGTCAAATCAAGTCATCTCAGCATATAGAAACCTCTAATGACTCTCAAGATTCTTATCGAACAATATCGACCCAAAATAGGTGTACAAGGCATAAAGTAACCCATGTAATCGGTAATCACATTAATATTCAACAATTTGTGGTCGTGTTTATTAGATTTTCATGATAGTATTGTTCTCATATACCTTTATCAAACAGGGATTGTAGTTGAATTCATTTGAACAATCATAACTTCAAACATTTCATTCATAATTTAAACACCTGATGTCAGTTATTTATCGTTCATCCAAGTGAACCCATAGGGTTATTTGAGATAGAGTATTACATTACTGAGTCAACATAAAATTCTTAGATCCTAAATTCAATCTCTTCATCAGGTATGTATTCGTAGTACTGTTGATCTTGCCAATATCTTCTTGCTTATTAATAATACATACAAAATGCCGCTAATTCATTCTTATCCAAAGGACAGGTTTATAGATCCATTTATCATATTTAAAGATCTATAATATGTTACAGTAACCATCTTCAAGGTTGATTTTGTAGTATTCATTTGTATAATTCACGGACAAGATCATGTGGAAATTTATCTGTGGCGCATGTTAAATCAGTTGAAACTATTCTTCTTAGACCGCTATAAGTCTTATTTGTTTTTATGACTTATTTTATTGCTCAAAGCATATCTCACTTTAACACGTGTTGTGTTTCAACTTATTATTAAAGGAACTCGAATATAGGCTTTCTTACCATTTATCATAATGCGCATAATGCTGCCGGTGATTTTGTGACTATTCTAACTTTCGACCCCCTTTCGTTAACGGTGGTAACTTAAGCAATTTACGGTCACTTAGGTAATGAGTTTATCAAAGTTAGGATATCATCTATTGTATCTTCAATTTCTATTCCCATAGCTGCAGCTTAAGGATGATCTGAATTCTTTATCAAATCAATGTATTCTCTTATGCTTTTATCCTTTTCATATGTCTGTTTGGAACTTAGAAGTTCCCTCAATCGAGCAGCCTGACCTCAAACCTTTACTGTTTTCTCGATGCAAGATGTTTATCTATACGCGACTTTAAACTTTCTTATATGCATTTACAATCACTTAGAACAGAGGGACATTCAGAACGAGCGTATTTTTTACAATATAACATTTGCTGTGTTAAACTTGACTTTGAGGTCTTATAGATGATTTATCAATTTCTTCTTTTATCAGAATTTTGAGGGGAATGGCAACGCCCTAGCTAAATAGGTTAATTACATCAAATCATCTATTTTATCAACAACATCGACAATGAATCTTAAGTGTCATTTAAATAGATTTCTAATTTAATACACAGATTTTCATTTAAATATAAGTTGTCTTAGAAGAGCTAATTCTGACTTAATTATATCCGCGAAATAATCAGTATCATTTAATTAAGTCGTAGTGTGTACCCATTAGAGGAATTCATGTGATCTGAGGACGAAATTCTTGATTTGCGAATAAGACTTCCTTTTAAGAGGATCCAATACAACAAGCAGCACATGAATTAGGCGTAAAGTATCATTAGCAAACTTCAACCTCTCCGATTTTTAAGAGGATTTATATCACTTCTTCTCTACTGTTTTTGACATAACTTACACAGTCTTGATTTTTATTCAACAAGAACAAACTGTGTGACCCTTCTTTTAACCGATGTGGCGGACGCGTCACGTTCGGTGGGGAATGACTGCAGGGGTCACGATGTCAACATGTTTATGCAATATCGCGTAAACAGATGAGCGGTTTCCGTAAAG